GTCGCTGGAGGAAGCGGAGCCAAGCGAGCATCTCTCTACATTGACCGAGCTTTACGAGACCTCCGAGCTGTCTTAACCAGAGAGTTTCAAAGTCTTAAGGGAATAGACAACGTAGTAGGTCTTAGAGAGGCTGTGTCAGAGGTAACTTTGATGATTTCTAAGCAGCTACGAGAAGCTATAGAAGATGACGTTACAGATGCTTATCTAAACGGTGCAAGATCTGCTTATGCAGACTCACCAGGTCTTGGCAGAAAATCGTACACTCGTGATGAGTTTGATTTAGAAGAAATAAGGATTTTACAAACAAGTGGCCCACTCGGTTTGGCTTTAGGTAACTTTGAGCAAGAACTAAATACAGAGATGAACAAAGTAATCTTTGAGGCAGCAGCACTTAACGTACCAATGACATCAATGATAGATCAGGTAAGAGGAGTAGCTAACACACAAGCTTGGAAGCTTGGTAGGATAGCACGTACAGAGATGCTAAATGTGTTTAACGAAGGTAGATTTAGAGGGTATGCAAAAGCAGAAGATTTACTAGAAGAACGCTTTAAGTATAGTTTACAGATTATAAACGACAATAGGACATGTGGGGCACATCAAGAGTTAAGTGGCAGGATCCCAGCAGAAGGTATGTTTTTAGATGATCTTATAGAATTGCAACAGACAATAGGTGCTAAGTACAACTTTAGGTTGACGGGGAAAGCCTTATTACATCCAAACCAAAGGACAGTTTTAGTGATGGTAAGATGAAAAGAGAGGCAGTTGACCAAGAATTTTGGGACTGGTGGGACAGCTTATCTGATTACGAAAAAGAACAGGAGACAGGAAGATGAGCGGTAGTTGTCAAAAATGTAGATTAGGGCCAATGTCGGTGCATGTGTTACCAAGCGGATTATGTCAGGCATGTCAGTCTGAGATAGAATGGAAACGTGGGCCGCATATTGTAAGACAGCAGAAAATGCAGAAAGTTAAATACGATCATTTTAAGAAAGGTGAAGCTTACATAAAACGTAAATGGAAAGAAAAGTACGGTGACGACAGTGTAGAAGCCGTATTAGAATACAAGTAATGGTTAAGATAACAATGGATTTCGATCCTAATCTTACCAACGTTCGTGATGATTTTAACTTAATGCCTGATGCAATAATGGAAGTTACAGCAGATGCAATAGAACAAACTGCGTTAGACATTAAAGGAGATGTAGTAAGTGAGATGAATCAGCCATATCCACAAGGGCTTGGATCTGACAGAGCACTTAAATTATCTATAGAAATAGATGGCAACAGAGAACTTGCTAATGGTTTAGCTACTTACTATGTTGGTACGAAATTGCCTTATGCACAATACGTTGAGTATGGATCAGGTCCTCATGGCAACAGCGGAGATGGTTCATTTATGGAAAGTATAAGAGAGTGGACTAGTAGAGTACTAGGGGGCGATGAAAGAGATGCGCAAAAAATTAGGAATTATATACGCAATAATGGATTGAAACCCAGACCTTACTTTAGAAGAGCTGTAGTAAAAGAAGCACCTAATTTTAAACTTACATGGTCAACTATGTTGGCAGAAAGACTAGAAGCTGAGTTTGAAAACATAACATAGAGACACACACCTTTGTTTCCACTGGAACTATTGCAAGGTATCTCGTTCTTTTTTTTTTATTTTTTAGAGAGGTACGGCGGCTTATTATCTATATAAGATATATTCTTTCTTATATAATAAAAGTTCCAGTGGAAATGAAGGTGTCTGTC